TCCTGCGGCCACGCGAATCTCATCCACAGTGAATACCTGCTCGCCAGAGGCCAAAGATGTCTGGTTGATGTTGCTCATCTTCACCGCGCTATCCAGCTTGTCAGATGGTGACTGCTCGTTGAGTTCATCCCAGACGATGCTGAACTTAGCCACCGGCTTTATGATCTGCAGGTAGGTGAGCTTGTCGACCATATCTTCGGCATCGAATGACAGGTCGCCGCGGCGTGACTGGCAGCGGCCATTGAAATAAATCTGGTCTTCCGTACTGGCTCGCTCGCCTGACTGGTTACCGACGATGATTCGCGATGGCATATCAACTGATGAGCTGAATGTCTTCAGGTTGACGTCATAGGTTGGTGAAGGGTCAGAGACGGCGTTAACCATCGATGTGACCTGAGCACCCTGAGTAATTAGCAGCGTGTCATTGCCGCGGTTAATCTCTCTGGCAGCTTCGTTATATCTCTCCTGAAGCTCATCTACCGTCACGCCGTACATGGAGGCCAGATTGTTGAAATCGACCTCTTTGTCGAAGTTGATATTCTGCTGACGTGCTGCGTTCTTCAGGAATGACTCACCCGAACCACCCTCAACTTTTTCCAGGCTGACGCAGGCGTTGTACCCCGGCTCAAGGAAGCCGATAGCATCATTAGACATGTCGCCGATAATCAGCACGCGGTCAGGATGGATGTTACGCTGTGCCGTGCTGCCATCAGTAAGCGATTCGGTGTACTGCCACATTGTTATGGCGCCTGAATTGTCACGGCTGCCAACTTTTAGTGCGCTGGCCCATACGGGCGTAATCTTCTGCAGCGCCTTTCCTTTGACAACTGGCTCTTCCCATTTTTTGCTGTCTTTAACGTGCAGCAGAATGCCAGCCCAGCGGCCAACCAAGCGACGCTTATCTGCTTCTGCGAATGCCCGCCAGAAGCGATGGGTGAACACCTGATTACTGGCTCTCTCCCATGCCGTAAGCTCTTGTGAATCGTCAGATTGCTCGCCCTCAATCACCTGCGGGTTGGTTCTCCAGCAATTCGATACCAGCTTATTCACAGCGCCGTGAGCAATACCGCCGCGACGATAGAGTTTGTGCAGATCATCAAACGTCAGGTCTTCTTTGAAACCGTATTCGCACCATGCGCTCTCTCGTTTCGCATCCAGCCCCATGCCGGGGTTGAATGCCATTACGCGCGCACGGGCAAGCCTGACGTCATTCAGCGCGTGATTGACGGCTAGTGATAATTTGTCAGTCATGGTTTGTCCGTTGGTGGGTTATTTGCTTTGCAGGCGCTTGGGAAGCATCATCCCCATCGTGTGGGCTTTGCGCTTGATGTGTCCATCGAGGCCGTAGCGAATGCCGTCCCAGCAGTGCTCATCACCATCAGCCAGTTTCGGCAGCACCTGACCGGTGATGCGGTCAGTTTTGTACGACCACATCCGGGCCTCGCGCGCTACGTTTTTGCATCGTGGATGAATAATTATCTCATCAAAGCCGCGAAGATGAGCGATGCCATCCTCAACGCTGCCCTGCCACTTCTCAGCGGCTGAGATATTGAATCCCTGACGCCTGAGGTAGCTGATTGTTTCCGGGCGCGCAGAGTCAGCCTTGATAGGCCACTCACGCGAGCACGGAATGGTGTCATACAGAGCTGGCATATGGTCAAGCTCGGTCTGCTGTCCATATGCCTCGTACTCGATATAGAGCCGGTTATGCAGAATGAATGAGCGCGTTAGCGTGTTCGGGTCTTTTGCAAAACCGAAGTCAGCTCCGAAGAATAAGCGATCAGCTTCTTTCCACAGGCTATCCGAGAATTCAGCGATGCGGTATTTACCGGCCAGCACCTGCTTATCTGAGTTTTCGAGGTAAGCCCCCTCCCACACCCACGCATACGTTGCCGGATCAAGGCGGCGCTGGTCATTAGCACGCTCACCCTCGAGCACGTCAGGAAACCACGGATTGTCGGTGTAATTCATTTCGACGGTAATGCAGTCATCACCAGCCTCTTTGCGAAAACGCTTATCGGTGGCGCTGCCGTCGCGCTCCGGGTTCCACGTTACCCAAATCTCTGAGCCCTCTTCACGCACGGTCGGGCTGAGCTTCTGCCAGGCGATTTCGCTAACCGATTCGGCTTCATCTACCCAACACAGCAAAATGCGCGCTTTCGACTTGATGCTGTCGAGGTTATGACGCAGGCCAGCGAATACATAGGTCACCGTCTTATCAACGGTACGAATGTACTTCTCGCCGATGTCGAAATTAGCAGCCAGCCATGGCACCGAAAGGATCGCCTGCTTAACCTCCTGCATGCTCGACTCTTCAAGGGAGTTCATAAACTCACGCGCACAGAGGATTACGCCGCTCTCTCCGTTCATCATGGCCTGATACGCCTTTACGGCAGTCATCAGGGCAAACGTGCGCGTCTTTGCGCTACCGCGCCCTCCATGTGAGCAGCGATAGCGTTTGCCGACTGCAGTGAACAGTGGGGCAAGCTTAGCGGGGATCGGGAGCTGTACGGCTTCACTCATACTTTTGGCTCAACAGGCAGCAGCTGGATGGTCGTCGGCTTAGTTGCCATGCTGCCATCCGAAGATTTGTGGTCGATTTCCTGGCTGACTTTGTCACCGTACTTCTTCGGATTCATGCGAGCCAGAGCCCATTTGCGAGTATCGATGCGCAGACGGGCTTTCGCTACGGCTGCGGCTTCTTCGGCAACCGCGTCGGCAATGTCGAACATCTCTTCGAAAATAGCGTCGGCTCGCGTCTCAGTGGCTTTCGCGTACTGGTCACGAAACTCTTTGTGTTCAGCTAGCCAGCGGAAGACAGAAGTCTTGCTGGGCATTCCCGGACGCTCACAAACTTTACGCAGGCTTTCACCATCGGCAAGCAGTGAACAGATGTCAGCAGCCACCTCTGGTAGATAATCAGAAGGGCGGCCAGTTTTTTTGTTGGTCGCCATATCAATAAATTTTCCTAATTGAATTAATGGGGGTGCCGATAGTAACTTAACCAAGTAGGCCAAAAAGGAGAGGACGATGATTAGGGCGAATACACCCGGTTACAAGGATATCTATTGCATTTGCCAAAACTCTGATGAGAGCGATGAGGCCGTTATACTAATTGTGAAAAGCTCGTGGGCTAGAGATATAGCTCTTGCACAATTTAAAGAAGACGGATATCAGCCAAGAGATTATAAGCTGGCGTCTATCAGAAACTGGATGGTCGATGGGGCAGAGCTAGACCTTTCCATCATGCACGTCACATCTGATGGTGAAGCTTGGTTTGATGAAGGCAGAACTCGAGCAATCGTAGCTCACGAAAAGGGGTTCAAGGACTACCCGATTGCCACTACACGACGCCATGCTCTACGCCTGAAAGATCACTGGGGATCGGTATCAGGTGCAAAGAAAAAATTTGACTTCACCTACTGCTGGGAACATGACGATTCCGCTTTAATTTTAGGAAATCTTTAGCAAGCGTTACTTTAGGTCATCAACCTAGCTCGCGTGGCGTTCAAATCGATGAGGTACTCGCGACAGAACATTTCTTGTTTGTCGGTGAGCGCCATTGAGTTTCCCAATATTTATGAGTTGGTTTAAGAAGAAAAATGGAACAGTCTAAAATCGAATTAATTTATGATGCGTGCAAAAAAACGAGGGAGCATCTAGAGACCCACCCCGTAATTTTTAGAAGCAGCCAGCCCAGCACTTACCCGAAGGGCTGGTGCGGAACGGCTTCCAGAGAACTTCAAACTCTTTTGAAACAGCATGGAATTGTTGCAGTTATTCGCCATGGAAATGCACACCCTGAAAATATAGAGTCAGGCGATAGAATGAATCATGCTTGGCTTGAGTATGAAGGTTATATAATTGACATCACAGCGGATCAATTCAATGACAGAGGGTATTCAAACCCCAAAATCATGGTCACTAGAGATAACAGCTTCCATAAGATGTTCATCTAATAGGCGACGCCTTAGGCTACATCATCAGGCGCACTCGTAAATGCGCCTTGTGATGAAAGCCGTTGTGAAAGGGGCTCTCTAAACCACAGATTTGTGGTTATGCTGCTAACGTGTGCTGCTCTTCAATCAGTGGCTGGCGATGGTTACGTTCGAACATTGTGGTTAGCTCGGCTTTTCGCTTGTCATAATTCCATCCCATGTTGATGAATACAGTATCAGCACGCTGCAGTTCGGTAATGGCCCTGATTTGTTCGGCAGTCAGGTAATCGCGAATAGCTTCAGCCTTTCCGATGTCATTCTCTTTCCTGAACTTTGCAGAAGTGGTGCCCAGCACGATACGGTTGATCATGTTCGCTTCGTTGCTGAAGTGATAATGATCAACTTCTTTGCCTTCTAATTCCCGGCTGGTCTTAATGGCGTCCGTCATTGGCCGATACTCAACACGAGCTAAATCACGCTCAGCCTGAATAGCAGCTTCCTGTTTCGCTTTCTCTCGATAGGAGATGAAACTGTCTACTAGGCGAACCTGACCATCCCTTGCTTTATCGCCTCCAATGAATGGCATTGCGATCAGAAATCCGCGCTCCGTTAACTCGTAACATGCGATCTCTTTTTTCTGCTTACTGATGTAGGAGGAGGCTCTGAAATCGGAGGCTCCTAAATGTCCTGAAGCAATCAGTGAATCGATACTACCCATTACGCGGAAATGCTCTCTACCAAACTCTGCAGCAACCACGTCAGTGTTCACTACAGGTTCGCCTTTGACGATCTTAATCAGGTGTTTCATTTCGCTGATACCTTTTGGTGATAGAGCCTGTTCTCCAGATGTAGGCAGCCCAAGAGCGGTCAGCGATAACCACTGCCCTATCTCAAGCTCTACCCCGAAAGGCTCTTGGTGTGTGCGCGGAGAATGCGCGGAGGTTTACTGCGGACACAAAAAAGCCCCGGCAGGAGATCCTGTCAGGGCTGATTTTCGAGCATAAAAAAAGAGCCAGACCCAAATGGGCATAGCTCTTCATCTTTAGGGAATTTAGCACCCATTTTCGGACAGTACAACACTCAGCGTAAGCATTGCTCTTTAATGTACTGCTGCAACCCGGTTATCTGCTTTCCGACAACTTCGATTCGCTCTCTGAGGGTGAAA